CAGCTACAGCATATTGTGCAACTCCTGAAACTAATGCAACTTCGGTAAGTGAAACTTTCCAAAGGTGAATACCTCTATTAGCCCATTCTGCAAATAATAGATTTAAACTTATTCTAGCTGATTTAAGGCTGTGTCCACTTGTAGTCGTAAGACCACATCTTTCATAAGCTTCTTGAATTATTTCTTCTATTGATAAATCAAAACTAGCAGTTCCTGAAGTCGCCATTATTATCCTTTTTACGGTTATACAATTTCTTTGATTGTATCACTTTTTGACTAAATTTTGAAGACCTTAGCTTTTTTGCTATATAATTTGGCAAGGACACGTCTTTTTTTCTTTTTTTCATCTCTTGCACCTCTTAGTTTGCCTTCAACCTGTTTTCTTATTTGACCTCTTCCTATTGGCATAATTCTCCAAAATAATTAAAATTTATTACATACCTTTTATGAACATCTGTTTGATATATTACTTTATGTTCAGTGTTCTGTGGAAATAATAACATTCTATTTTCTATGCTGTCAACAAATACATCTCCATCTTTTGTTCTTAAAACAGTTTTAGAATTACAATTTGTTAAAAATAAAATGCCTGTTGTTGCAGCAGGATTATACCCATCCATGTGCCAACCACATTCTATGGCATCTATATCTCTAAAATTAAGATTAGATCTTATTTGAATACAAGCATCTGCTTTTAGTTTTAGTAAAACAGGTTCCATTAATTCAAAAAATTTTGCACTAAGAGGTTGATTGTTATTATAAAAACAATGTTGAAAAAAACCATTTTTATTCTTGCTAAAATCGCTAGTGTCTTGACTAGCAAAAAACCAATTAGGTTTATCTGATTTTAAAAAATTAGAAATTTTATTATAAAGATCTGCTTCAAGATAATTATCTACTATTTTCACAAATTATGTTTTATACTAAATCTACAGCTTTTCCAGTAATAGGTTTATATTTAGTTTTCTTATCTTCTCTGTAAGCTCTCATATATTGAGCTCTTGGTTGAAACGGTATGTAGCTTGCGTGTATCCACCCTGAGTTAGGTTCTCCTGGTGTGTAGTATTCTAAAATTAATTGATCTGTTTCACAGTTTGCGTAAACCCAGTCAGCAACTTCTGCATTGTCTACACCTATTACTTCGAAGTCAACGGCTTCTGCCTTGGCATGCTGTGAATTAATACTACTACCGATTGCAACACATAACTCTGGGCTACGATAGCCGCTAGTCACCTTGACTCTGCCGAAGTGATCACGTACCGGCTGTAAAATTTTTTCACAAAGGGTTTTTAATTTATCTATTTGATCCGCATTAGGTTCATTATCAATACCTTTACGTATTGCAGTATCTGATTTGGTTAGCTCTTGAAGAGAAAAATTACGAGATAGGTTCATAGTGGTATAAAAGAAATTTTATCATTATATTTTTTATAACTATTATTAATTACATCAAATCCTAATGTAATTCTATTACCTTCAAATGGTTTGTCAATCACCACCTTATGTCTTAAATGGCAAGGTCCAATATAAATATTACCGATTTCATTGACTATTTCTGTTCCATCTTCAAAAATAGTTTTTGTTTTTTTTGGATCTATTGAAACATATCCATGTATTAACCAAATATGGTTATGCCAATCTAAAACTTCATTTGATTTATGATAATTAATCCAAGATTGCATCCAAAGAGTTTCATTTTTAGAATGATATTCTTTTATTAAATTTTTTATTTCTAAAAATAATTTATAAAAATATTCATCCCCTGCTGTTACTGAAAAAATATTATATAATCCATAGTTCCAAGTTGTTTCTTTTGAATTAATAATTTTTGTAATTTTTTTGTAAGCTTCGTTACATTTATCAATAAACAGTTCTTGATTTTTTGTAATTATTTCAGATTTAATTATCCTCATTGAATAATTAATTTTTTTATTGATTTAGACCCATCTATATTATTTTCTAATTCTGCAGAACCTTTCCAACATTTGTAGGTTACTGATTCACTAAACTGTCTCTCTGCGTGGCGCTTTCCGCGAAGGCACCCGGCCATGTTTTCTTGCAAACGCGCTTCTTTGATTTCTGCGTTTACAAACATAAGAAGAGCTACAACAGATTCTATCATTGTCCATTACCGTTTGTGTATTTCATCTCTCTATTTGAGTCTTTTAGTTTTTCAATATCTGCTAAAACTTTATCCATTTGTTTTGTTAAAAATTCTATGTTTACTTTGTTTAATGCCATAGATTCTATATGTGCGTTTAGCTTATCCGTAGTCTTATAAAGATCCTCGATCATCATAAATTGTTCAGAATCTGCAGGCAGTGATCCTAGTTGTCCACGTGGCCATTTAATTCTAAACTCTGTATTCTCTACTAAATCTTTCTCCATTAATTCTATCTTTGTTGAATGTGCATTAAGTGTTTCATGAAGACCAAAATATGCCCAGGTCCCAATAGCCACCAGCGCAATCAGTGATGCAACCGTCTTCATCGGCATTTGTACAGCTGCCTCTTCCGATATGTTTAGTGGTTTCTTACTCATTATCAGGTTTTGGTAAAGGCAGTATATATCCTTCTGGTGGTATTTTCAATGTACTGTTATTGTTGTCTAAAGTCTTAGATTCTGGGTTTTCTTTAATATAATCTTCTTTTAACTCATCCCATAAGCTACCTGTAGGCATGGATTCTGTCTCAATAGCTTGTGGTATCACACCTCTGCATTTAGATACTAACAGGGTAAAATTTGGATTTTGTGCAAGACTTGGATTTCTATTTACTTTGTTACACATCTTCATTAACTCAAGTTGTTGTTTCAACTGCATATTTTCTTTTGATGTTTTACAATCTGTACCAAGATATTTTCTAAAACCTAAATTAAATCTCCAATTTTCATTATTATAATCTGTGCTTCCAGAGGAATTGTAATTTGTATCATTTTGATATTTTTCTATACGAGCTTCTAACTCTCCACATCTATCGCTATTGTTAAGGTATTCGTTTCTAGGATACGCTGGACCCATCCATGCAATTAAGCATAGCAAGATAATTAATATTCCTGTAAAATAATAATTCATCTTGGCTGACTCCATAATTCATCCTAATAATTTATTTCTCTATTTAAATCTTTTATATCGTATTCCATTTGTCTAACCTTATCAGCTAAAACTTCATATAAGTTTTCAGCCATGTCCCATGTGCCTTCAGCTCTTTCTAGCTTTGCAATGACCGTATTTACACCATCAGTTAACACTTTCATGTCTCTTTGTATATTTACAAGATCAACTGTTTTAATTTTTTCTATCTCTGCTTGGTTTGCATTAATAGTATCTGTTAAATTAACAATGTATTTTACACCTGTGAATGTTCCAACTAAAACTGAAGCTACAACAGGAACCATAACTATGTTTTTCTTAAGTAAATCTGCTAAATTCATTTTTTTTTCTTTCTTGATTTAAAAAGATTATCTATGAAGGAACATACCTTGTCTAGTACACCAAAAAATTTATATATTAATTTATCAATCATTCTTTTTTTTCCATTTCATAGAACATTTTATCGCTGTCTTCTGTAACCATATCGTTATCTTCCGCGTCCCAATATGTAGTTTGGACTTTGTAATCAGGCCAGCTGTTATCAGTAGTGTAGCTATTAATGTGCCACAAAAGACGATTATTAGGCTGAGCTGCAAAATTCCCGTTATTAAGAGCCAATATGTGCGCACACTTGTGTTCTTGAGGTATTTCAGAATGTTCAACATCCAAAATATTAACGTCTGGGTGAGCCCAATCAATCGTAAATAAATATTTTCCATGATAGAATTTTTTATCTAGACCTAGAAATTTTCCGCTTACACCATCCAACCAATCAAAGCAAGTAACACTAGGCCAGTAACTAAAACTGTTCCACAGTTCCAGCTCGTGCGTCTGCATATCCGGCACAGAGGCTCTATCATAATGTTTTTGGAAAAACGCTGAGATAGGCAAACGCCAATAGCACGCACCGTTGGGTAACATGATGTTAAATAGGAGAGCCCTCCCCGAAATAGATGTAACAGCGAAGATAACACATTCTTCACTTTCTCCGTGATGTTCTTTGAGATCATACAGATACTCCTTTCTTAATTTACAATATATTGGAGGAATGTTTGCGTTCAGATATGCCATTTTTATATTTTTCTCTCCAATAGTTTTTTCTTTCTAATATTCTTATTCTTTTGTCGAGTATATCATATCCTAGAAATTTTCTAATAATCTGCGTTAACATTTCCATCTTCGTCTCGCTTGTCTAAGTCTTGAATTAGGATCTTTTGCAGCCTTTGGAAATTTTTTCATTTGTCCTGCACTACGAGCACAAAACGATTTTCGCCTTTTAGCAGCTTTAGATCCTGGTTTTACTTTTCCTGTTACTGCAGTCTTTAATTTAGATCCAGGGTTTGCTCTTCTATATGCAGCTACGCCAGCAGCAGTCATACCAGCACCTTTTTCTGTTGGTCTAAAATTTTTTTTGTTTCGTGCAGGCATATTATCTCCACCCCTTTTTAATTTTAATATGCCACCTTTCATTTTTCTTCTTTTAGTTATTGATCGTATTAATTCGTTAAAAGATGGACCGTACCCATGGGTTTTCATTAAATCCTCTCTTAAAGATTCTGCTGAACCTTGACTGCCCAACTTATTTATATGATATGTACTAGGACCTGCTGTTCTTATTTTTACAGGTTTAAAAGAACTACCTTTTTGAGATTGAGCTTTAGTTGGTATAACTTTAGTATCTCTTGCACCAGCTCTTACATTATAAGGTTTTAAACTTTTACCTCTTTTATGACCTCGAGCTGTTTCGTAGTTTTTTCTTGTAGTCTTTATATATTTTTTTTTCTTAAGCTTTTTAGCTAGATCTTTAATCTTGGTTCCAACAAACTTAGAACCTGCAATACCTAGCTTAAGCTTACTCATCTTACGTATGTGTAATTGTAACTGAAGAATTAGCTATAACAGCTACAATACCATCTTTAAATAAAACACCTGATCCGGGCATGTAGATATCAACTCCTTCTGTACCGAAAACATATTTCAATTTTAAGTTTCCTGATGCTACAGCACCTGTAGTAGCGCAATCATGAAACTCAACTTGACCACTTGCATGTCCTTTAGCTTGTACACTAGTAATTCTTCCTCTACCTGTGATCATGACATGAGTACCACTTGCTTTGTGTACCGACAGTTGATCTGATGTAAAACTTCCTCCACCTGACATAATTTTCTCCTATTGTTTGTGGCTCTCGAAAGAGCCACTAGTTTTATTTATTAAAACTGTTGAATGTTAATAATAAATCTAAAGTTACCGTTAGCTGATGCGTTTACAGTATTTGTAATTTGCAAGAAAATATTTCTTGCTGCACCAGAAACGTTAGCCGCTGGAGATGCTGCAGGTGATGCATCACTTCCAGTTGTGTTTATTAATGTTAAGTTGTAACCAGCTCCTGCAGGGACAGTAGTTCCACCATCAAGAATTTGATCTGTGATTGCAGCCACTAATTGTGCTCCGCCTGTTGCAGTTCCAACTTTGAAACCAATGTCACCAGCTCCTGTTAATGTTGGTGCGGAAGTACAAACAATATCAATTGAAGTAATAATTGAATTGTCTGGCTGAGAGAATTGTACCTCAGTAGTTCCAGCTGTTGATGCTACGATTACGTCTGCAGTTCCTTGTGCAACAAGTTTTGTACCTGTGTAAGCACCTGTTGAACTAATTGCAAATACATTTGTAAAAGCACCTGTAGATGCGTTTTTCGTTGCTCCAATAAAACCGTTCTCCGATCGTACCGGTCCCGAAAATGTTGTGTTAGCCATAATTTTCTCCTTTGTATAGCGTTAATTATGTCGTCTCTATACCGTCTGCCTAGCCAGTCGACATAATAAATTATTCTAGGTGTTTTTATTATACATAAAAAAAGGGGCGATGTAAAACACCGCCCCTAATATTTAACTTTTAACAGTGGTTATTAACTAGTTGGTAGATTTCCATTACCAAAAATACATCTTGGATCAGAGAATCCAAAAGAGTATCTTTCTCTAGCTTTAAATCTCATGTTACCTGTATCGAAGTCACCTTCCATCGCAGTTTTGATCGGTGATCTAACAAACATTTTTAATCCGTTTGGTATATCAGTTAACAAGAAGAATGAGTCTGTGTCAGTTAAAAAGTTATTAACTCTGTAACCTTCTGGGACCATTCCCATGTTGTTGATCGCATTAATGTCATTGTCTGCTGTTGCCGGTCTCATTGGAGATTTCATGATTCTTTCCGCAGTGAACTGTAGTTCTTTTGGAATAATCATTTTTCTTCCAGTAGAAGCTATTTTTAAGCCTCTTTCATCGACAAATCCAGCAATGTCAATTAATGACTGCTCGAGTGAAGTTTCGTTAAGATCCGCAGCAACTGTAAGAACATTTGAGAAAGTACCACCAGTAGCTAGTGGGTGAGAGTTATTAATTAATGAAACTCCGTCACCACCTGTTACAGTAGTTACTTGCGCATTGTTCAATACGTTAGCAGCTTTAACTTGCTTCGTATTTGCCATAGATCTTGCAAGAGCTCTTGTGTATCTGCCCGCAAGTCTATCGTATAGGTTGTCTTCAATTGCTTCTTCAGTGATAGCAAATGCTAAAGCTATTGTTTCGTGGTTGTATCTAGCTGTGAAAGTTTCACCTGCTTGATCGAACACTACTCCAGCACCTTC